GGAAGCATTAGCTCGTTCAATGGCAAACACTAAGCAAGTAAAAGCTGCAAATGTACTTAACAATGCATTTAACTCAAGCTTTGCTGGTGGTGATGGTGTAGAACTTTGTTCAACACAACATCCACTTGCTACTGGTGGTGTATTCGCTAACGAATTAGCAACTGCTGCAGACTTATCTGAAACCGCACTTGAGCAATCTTTAATTGATATTGCTGCATTTGTTGATGAAAGAGGTTTGAAAATTGCTATGCAGGGTGTAAAACTGATCATTCCAAAAGAACTTCAGTTTACTGCAGAGAGAATTTTAAGATCTCCACAGAGAGTAGCGACAGCTGATAATGACATTAATGCTATGGCTTCAATGGGTATGATCCCACAAGGTTATAGAGTTAACCATTATCTGACTGATACGGATGCTTTCTTTATTATGACAGATGCACCTAATGGACTAAAACAGTTTGTTAGAGCACCAATTAAAACTGCTATTGAGGGTGACTTCGATACAGGTAACGTAAGATTCAAAGCAAGAGAAAGATATTCTTTTGGTTTCTCTGATCCAAGAGGTATTTTTGGTTCTCCAGGAGCTGCTTAAATATTACGATTAATATTGATTAAAAGGGGCTTACGAGCCCCTTTTTTTTATGTATAATGAATCTACCAAGATAATATAAACTAAATGTAGACTGACTTGGCAGACCACCCTAGAGGACTACATTTTTTAACCTAGGAGAAAACTATGGCAGGTGTACATTTTACAGGCCCAATTTTATTTGCGGGTGTAAATGACAATAAAAAATGGTTTAAGGATTTACCAATAGACAAAAATCCAGATTACGTGGTTTATTTTGATGATTTTGACAGAGTGGGTTTTGACTCTGCCACAGGTCACAGATGGACTGTTGTAAAAGATTCAGGAGCATCGGTAGCAATAGCTGCTGATCAGTTAAATGGTTTACTAAATTTAAGTTCAGCAGGAACCACAGACAACGATGGTGCTTCTATTCAGAAGAATGAAATATTTCAAGTACAGGAAAACAAAGACTTATGGTTTGAAACTAAAGTTAGAACATCTGACGTGACTGACACTGATTTATGTTTTGGGTTCACTATAAATTTTGCAACAAATCCAGAAAATATGTTAACCGCAACAGACAGAATCGTTTTTCAAAAAGATGACGGTGATGCATCTATTCTGTGTAAAACAGAAAAAGATGGTACAGAAACTTCAACTGATTCTGGTGTTGATATGACAAACGATACTGATGTTACATTAAGCATTAGAATTCAAGGTCCAAAAGATTCTAATCATACTGGACAAGTTGAATTTTTTGTTAACAGAAAACTAGTTGCTACTCACACAGATAATATTCCTAGTGATGAAATTTTAACAATAGCAGCAATGTCTCTATCAGGTAATGCTACTGGAACTAAAATTACAACACTTGATTATATGTTTGCAGCATCTGATAGATAGGAGTAAATTATGGGTTTACAATTACAAGTAAAAACCTTTAAACCAGCAGCAGCTAGTACTACTAGTGTGGCGGCAGCTCAAACTTTAGGTGGTGCAGGCGATATGACTTTAGCAGGCACCGCTGCTACTTTTGCTGGCACTAATACTGTAGCACTGATTACGTTAACATCCTCAGGAAATATATCTGGTGTGAACTTTACGATAACAGGCACAGATGCTAATGGTGCATCTCAATCTGAAACAATTGCAGGACCAAACGCAAATACTGTCTCTACAACTAAGTATTTTGCTACCGTTACACAAATTGCTGCAAGTGGAGCAGTCGGCACCAATACATCAGCAGGAAACTCTGCTGAAGCTGCAGGCGTAATATTTGCAGGAGCTAACAGAGTAAAAGGTGCACAAATAACTACTGGTGGAACAATTGGTGATATTTCTTTTGCTTTAGGTAGTCCAACAGGAGATGTTTTATTCTTCTATACAGTTGCGACCACTACAAAAGATTATATTGAACCGTACATTCCAGATGAGGGTATTTTATTTAGGAAAAATTCAACTTTAGGTTCCTATATAAAAATGCCAGCAGGCACAGTAACCTCGGCGACTGTTTATTATGGATAGTATGGATTCATACTATGAGGATCTAGATTTATTTGGTCTAAAGAAAGGAGGTATGCCTCCTCGTAATAAGAAAAACTTTAGATCAACTAAATCAGGCGCGGGTATGACTGCAGCTGGAGTAAAAGCTTATAGACGGATGAATCCAGGTTCCAAACTTAAAACAGCGGTTACTGGTAAAGTAAAGAAAGGCAGTAAAGCTGCAAAACGTAGAAAGTCTTTTTGTGCAAGAAGTGCAGGACAGGCTAGAATGCATAATATTAACTGTAAAAAAACGCCTAACAAAAGAATTTGTCAGGCAAGAAGGAGATGGAAATGTTAGATCAAATAAAAAATCATATTGATAATATAAAAAACTTGTATAATTCTAATAAAGACTTTATAGTAATTGGACTATGCGTATTATTGAGCCTTTCTTGGATTTTCTAACCACCGGTTTTCTCGTATTTGGTTTTTTATTTTTCTTATCAATTTGGGCGATATGGGTGTCCATATCTTTTCCAGTTAATTTATTTGTGAGAAAATTTAAAAATGAAACTATCACCTAATTTTACACTTTCAGAAATGACAAAATCACAAACGGCACTTCGTTTGGGTATTGATAATAAACCTAATCAACAACAAATTTTATGTCTTAAAACATTGTGCGAAAAACTTTTACAACCAATTAGAGATCGTTTTGAAATGCCCATAACAATATCTTCAGGTTTTAGAAGTATTGAACTGTCAAAGAAAATAGGGTCAAGTGCTAAATCTCAACACTGTAAGGGGGAGGCTGCCGATTTTGAAATAATTGGTTTGGATAATAAAAAACTAGCTGAGCACATAAATAAAAACTACGATTATGACCAGCTAATTTTAGAGTTCTACAAAGAGTCAGACCCTAACAGCGGATGGATTCACGTTTCCTATTCAAGTAAAAAAAATAGAAAACAATTTCTAAAAGCTTACAAAGACCAAAATGGTAAAACGAGGTACATCCCGTGCCAATAACAAGATCGCAAACCAGAAAACAAATTGAAAACCCACCACAAAAAAAGAAGTGGAGTAAAAAAAGAAAACAAAAAATAAATTGCAAAAGACCAAAAGGTTTTAGTGAAAGGGCTCATTGTGCCGCAAAAAGAAAGAAATGAATTACTTACTCCTCACTCCTCTCTTATTGGTGGTTATTTTATTGATAATCATCTTTGTGATAAGCTTATAGAATTTACCAAAAATTCTAAAAGAGATGCTGGTGTTGTTTATGATGCAGGTAAAGAACGTATTGACAAAAAAATAAAAGATTCTGAAGATTTACGTTTAGATGAAACATCAGAACTTGGAAAAAAATATGTTTCTGAATTGGGTGATTGTTTAAAATTATATTTAAAAAAATATCCACATATAAACCAGATAAAGAAATTTGGATTGTATGAACAAATAAATATACAGTATTATAAAAAAGGTGGTGGCTACAAAGATTGGCATTGTGAAAATAGTTTTGCAGGCACAAAAGTTCAGAATAATAGATATCTTGTATATATGACTTATCTTAACTCAATAGCTGATGGCGGAACAGAGTTTGCTCTTCAACAACTTTATGTTCCTGCTATCAAAGGGCTTACATTATTTTGGTCAGCTTGGAATAGTCACTTACACAGAAGCAAAGTCACACATACATCAGAAAAGTATATTGTAACAGGTTGGATAGGGTTTACTGACATACTTAAGAATGGTAAAGTAACTAATGACTAAATTATGTCCTAGAGGAAAAGCAGCAGCTAAAAGAAAATTTAAGGTATATCCTTCCGCATATGCAAACGCTTATGCATCAAAAATATGTGCAGGTAAAATTAAAGACCCAAGCGGTAAAAAAAGAAAAGACTGGGGTCCTAAAAAAGCTAAAACAGGAGATATTATGGAATCTAAAAACCCAAAAAGAGAAATTGATAAAGAGGCTTCAGTAAGAACACGAAAGAAAGTTCAAAAAAAAATTGAGGCTTACAAATCAAAAAGATATTCCAATAAACCTGGTAAGGATTTTTATGGTCCAAGAAAACCAAAATTGAAAAAGTTAAGTAGAGTTATTCCTGGACAGCCAAGTATGTTAGATGTGCTTGCAGAATCAGGTAGTCCAATTATGGCACTTGCAACACCCTTTCTTCGTTACCAAGCAAGAAAAGAGGCTAAAGAAACGAACGAAGGTATAGTTT